GCTCGACGAGTGGCAGGCAGCGGTCGCCGAAGTGATCCGCGACGAGGCGGGCGAGGACGTGCGGTTCGACCAGATCACGGCGGCGATCACGTCCGCACTCGTCGAGCACTCCCGCGCCGCCACGGCGACCTTCGTCGTCGAGCAGGCCGGTACGGGTTCGGCGTAAAAGGGTGGCCCACGAGTACGCGTCCATCGGCGAGCTGCTGTCGTGGGAGACGGTCGCCGACACCGATGACAACCCTTCGATGGCCATCGCTCTCGAGGCGGCGTCCCGACAGATCGACCGCTACTGCGGCCGGCGGTTCTGGCTCGACGACACAGCCACCCCCCGGTACTTTTCGCCGCTCCGTGACGGCTCAGTGCCCGTCGCCGACATCGGCGACGCCGCGGGCGTTCTTGTTGCGGTGGACCAGGGCGCAAACGGTTCGTACTGGCAGGCGTGGACCGTCGATGTCGACTTCTTCCTCGCCCCCCGCGACGCTGCAGCGGCCGGTGAACCGTGGACCGAGCTGCGCTTTCCCACGTGGGGCACGAAGCGCTGGCCGTGCGGCGAGGACAGCGTCAGAGTCACGGCTCGCTGGGGCTGGCCGGCCATTCCGGCCGACATCAAGCAGGCGACATTGATACAGGCGGCGCGCCTGCTGAAGCGCAAGGACTCTCCTCTCGGCGTCGCTGGAGAGACCGGCGTCAGCGTTGCTCGGATCGCCAATCTCGACCCCGATGCGGAGGCGCTTGTCGCAATGTTCAGGCTGCTGGTCGTCGCTTGATCCCGACCATCGCCGAGGTGATGGAGGAGATCGAGCGTCGGCTGGGGACGATCGACGGACTCCGCACCTCCTCCTACAAGCCGAGCCAGGTGTCGCCGCCATGGGCCTGGGTCCAGTTGCCCGACATCGACTACACCCAGACCTTCCAGGGAGCCGTGCACCGGCTGGTCGTGCCGATCGTCGTAGTCGTCGCCAGCGTGACCGACCGGGCGCAGAGGACGCAGCTGTCGTGCTACCTCGACCCGATCGGCGACCGGTCCATCCTCCAGGCCGTTGGGGGTCCGTACGGCGGCGGGTGCTTCCTCGTCCAGCGGGCACGGAGCGGCTCGCTGCTGTTGGCGGGTGCCGAGTACTGGGCTTCGACGATCGACGTTGAGGTCGCCCTGGCATGAGGGTCGAGGTCGTCACCCAAGCGGACGAGCAGTTCCAGCGAGCAGCGAACGACCTCGCGCCGGCCGTGGCCCGGGCGACCAACTCGGAGGCGGAGAAGATCACCGCCGAGGGTCGCGGCAAGGTCGAGCGTCGCAGCGGCCGGGCGGCCGGCAGCGTCCGCACCATCGTCAACGGCAACGAGACCACGATCACCGCCGGCGCCGGCGTGCCTTACTGGCACTGGCTGCGGTTCGGCGGGGCCGTTGGCCGGCGGCATGCGGTGCGGCGTCCCGTCGTGCAGGAGGGCCGCTACTTCCCGACCCGCGTGGCGATCGAGCGGCGGATGGTCGGGGCTGTCGAGGACGCCGTTGAGGGCGTCGTGCGAAAGGCAGGTCTGTAAAGGCGACCAAGAGGCCCGACCGCTACCAGGTCACCGACACGGACGCCGACGGCCGGCCGAGCGGTATCAGCTACCCGCCGGACAAGCGGGCCGAGCCCGGCGACGTGGTCGACGACCTGCCGCAGTCGGCGACGCCGTGGCTGCTCAAGCAGGGGCTCATCCGCAAGGCCGAACCGAGGAAGCGGAGCGCTCGCACGAAGGGGAAGAGCTGATGCCCAGCGCTGGCCGGGACACCGTCATCGTCGCCCACGCCTACCAGATCCAGCAGTACATGGACCGCCTCGAACTGTCGGCTCCGGTCGACGTCAAGGACGTGACGACGTTCGGCAACTCGGCCAAGGTTAAGGCCCCGTTGCTCAAGGACGGGATGGTGTCGGGCGGCGGGTTCTCCGAAACGGCGGTCGGGGACATCCGAGCGACGCTGCTCGCCGCAGCCAGCCGTCCGTGGACGATCGGCCTCGCCGGATTGGGCGTGGGGGGCCGAGCGCACCTCCTCGGGGGCGTGCTGAACGCCTTCGCCCCGTCGTCTCCCGTCGACGACATGGTCAAGTTCGCAATCGGCGCGGTGGCGACCGGCGGCGTCGATGCGGGCTACAGCCTCATCACTCCCGCTGCCGTCACGGCCACCGCCAATGGGTCGTCGATCGACAACGGCGCGGCCACGACGAACGGCGGCGTGGCCCACGTGCACAACCTGGCCGTGGCCGGCACGGCGCCGACCCTGGCGGTGAAGATCCAGCATTCGGCCGACAACTCGACGTTCGCCGACCTGATCACGTTCACCACCCTGACCGGCCTCGGCTCGGAGCGCATCGAGGTCACGGGCACCGTCAACCGCTACGTCCGGGCGATCTGGACCATCGGCGGCTCGGCCGGCCCTTCGTTTACACCCGTCATCGCCTTCGCCCGCCGCTAGTCCTCTGGGTCGTAGAAACCCTCGATTGCGATCGTGAAGGTGGCGTCCACGACGGCGTCGTCGAGGTTCTCCTGGGCGTCGCTGGCTTTGCTCATGGCCGATCGCAGTGCTTCGGCGCGATATGCGATGTCGTCGGCCAAGCCCCACTCGTCACGACCCGAGTCCACCCCTCGGAACGATACCCGCCTTCGCCCGCCGGTAGGCGGCTGACAACCAAGGAGCGGAACCCATGCCCACCGGAGCCAACCTTGCGGTGTTCAAGATCCAGGACGCCGGCGGGACGCTGCGCGACGTCTCCTCACAGTGCAAGTCGCTGGAGATCAATCTCCCCGTCGACATCGAGGACACGACCACTTTCGGCCAGTCGGCCCACACCAAGCAGGCGACCTTGACCGACTCCTCGTTCTCGATCGCCGGTTTGTGGGACGCGACGGCGTCCACAGGCATCGACGTCGTCCTCTTCGGCATCCGGGGCTTGTCGACGCCCCGCAACTACGAGGCGGGGCCAGCGGGCAGCGGCGCCGGCAATCGGAAGTACACCGGGTCGTGCGTCCTCAAGGACTACAAGATCTCGCCCCAAGTCCAGAACGTGATCCCGTTCACGGCGACGTTCGAAGGATCTGGCGCCGTCACCCAGGGGGTCTACCCGTGAGCAGCACCAACGGCTACTGCTCGACGGACGACCTCACCAAGCCTCACCTCGACGAGAAGGACCTCAAGGCCCGCGTCAAGGGGAAAAAGCTGCGGGCCCGCCAGCTGTCGTGGGACGAGTACATCGCTCTTCGGAAGGCGCAGGGGACCGGCGAGCTCACGGGATCGGCGATCGACGCCCGCATCCTGGCCCTCTCGCTGGTCAGCCCCTCGTTGACCGAGGAGGAGGCGAAGGCGTGGCTCGTGAACGGAGCCATGGCCGAGCTGGACCCCGTCATCGACGAGCTGCTTGTGTTCTCCGGCTTGCGGGCCCCGCCCAAGAACGAGAAGCCCGAGGGAGCGCCCTTTCTCGCCTGAGGAGGCGCTGGCCTTCCGTGTGGCCCGGGACCTGGGCTGCACGGTGGCCGAATTGCGGCCGCGCATCTCCTACGCCGAGCTGCTGCGGTGGGGCGAGTTCTACAGCTGGGAGATCGAATCCAGCCGCAAGGCAACCGAGGCGGCCAACGAGGATGCCCGCCTTCAGGCTCAGGTCGAGGCCCAGCTAGCGGCATACCGGGGGTGACACCGTGGCAGCTGACGTCGTCATCCGGGTGCTGGGCGAGTCCTCCGGCGGGGAAGCCGCACTCCAGAAGTCGGCCGCCGGCGTCGACGCGTTGAAGTCGTCCGCGGCGGGGGCGGAGCCCGAGCTACGCAAGACCAGCGTCGCCGCCGATGTCCTCAGCACCGGTATCGCCCAGCTGGGCCCGGTCAGTGGCGTGGCAGGTACGGCGTTGGGCGATATCGCGGCGAACGCCGTCACAGCCCTCCCGGCCCTTGGCGCGCTCGGGGCCATCGCCGGCGTGGTCGGCTACGCCATCGCCAAGTCGAACGACGAGATCAAGCTGTCCGACGACCTGTTGAAGCAAATCACCCGGTCGGGCAGCGACGCTGGCGCGGCCTTCCTCTCCCAGGCCGGCCCCCTCAAGCAGTTCGGCATCGACGCCGTGGCGATGTTCCGCCAGATCGCCGACTCGAACGACGGGACGGCGCGGCGCATCCTGGAGAGCCTCGAATCCATGGGCGCCCAGAGCGGGCTCACTGAGCAGCAGCTCGGGAAAATGCGGTCCATCCTCTACGAGACGGAGCAGGGCGACCGCAACGCGGCTGCGAGCGCAGATGCGCACCGTCAGGCGATGGATGGCCAGGCCGAGGCGGCGAAGGGGGCCGAGAAGGCCCTCGCCGACAAGAACCGGGCCGAGCTNNCGAGCTGACCCTCATTGACGCCGAGCGCCGGCTGTCGGACATGCAAGCTGACCTGGCCGACCAGGCGGCCAAGGCCCAGGCCAAGTGGGCCGACGATATGGAGGCGGCGAACAAGCGGGTCGCTGACTCGGAGACCACGCTCGCTGAGACCGTCTCTGACAGCAACGATCGCATCGCCGACGCCGAGCGGTCGGTGGCCGACGCCACCGGGGAGGCCCGCAAGCGGGAAGAGGACGACCAGCGCAAGTACGCGGAGACCGTCGAGCGCGAGAACGCCCGGGTGGCCGACGCCGAACAGGCCCTCGCCGACACCGTCGAGCGTGCGCGTGAGCGGGACGACGAGGCCGTCCGTCGCAACGCCGAGGTGGTCGAGCGGGAGAACCGGAGGGTGGCCGACGCCGAGGCGGCCCTCGCCGCGGCCAACGCGGACGCCGAACGGGTCGCGGCCGACGTCGACCCCGACGCCAAGTCGTCGCTCGCCCGCCTCGAGGCCGACGTCGACAGCGCCTCGGCCGAGGC